TCTTAGAACTATTCCTGACGTACAAGCGCATGCAAGCTTCTTTGCTAATATGCAACTGCCTGAACAAAGAAACTTTAGACCTAAGTCAGGAGCGAGAACTACTACTGATATATCTATAGTTAGTGCAGCTGTACAAGGTAAAAATCCAGCAACTTCTTAAATTTAATTCATGGAAGGACACGTTAATACTTATGGAGGCATGGATAAAGATTCTGCTTATGATAGCATTAAGCAGAACATGTATATTGATGCAGTAGATATAAGAATTAGTACAGATAAAGGAGAGTCACAAGGGGCTTTTACTAATATGAAAGGTAATCAAGAAATCTTTCAAATTAGAGATGAGTCTGCAGTTAGTGATCCTTTCCATCCGTGGACAGCTAGTAGTCCTGAAATAATTGGATACGGCACAATTAGGAATTCTATTATATTATTTGCAGCAGATGATACAGGAACTAAAGGTTGGATATATGAAGTAAAATATGATCCAGCTACTAGAGAAATACTTCCTGGGTATCCTAAAACTGTTTATTATAATGACAATTTAAATTTTAAAAAAGAATGGCCAATAGAAGCATTAGGTCGCTATGAAAATGCATCTACTCAAAGAATTTATTGGACAGACTATAATAACTTTTTTAGAACGTTAAATATTGTAGATCCTGATTTAGTTACTTTTCCTGTAGAAAATGTAGATATATTTCCTGCATTAGAATATACTCAACCTATATTGCAATCAGTTGCAGGAGGCGGACAATTAAATTCAGGAATGTATCAAATAGCATACAGATTAATTACATCTGACGGAAAAGAAACTTTAATTTCTCCTCCAAGTAATATGATTCATATAGTAACTGCTTCAGATTATGATTCTGTTCCAAAATATGTAGGAGAGCCTGAAAAAATAAATACAGGTAAAAGTATTGAGATAGAAGTAGATACTAGTAATTATATAGGAGATTTTGAAAAAATAGAATTCTTTGCACTTTATTATGAAAATGGTACAGCTACACCTGCAGCTACTTCTATAGAAATTACTGCAATTACGGGTAATTCTGTTACCTTATTATATACAGGAGCAGAGTCTACTATATTTGATATAGATTTATTTACATTTACTACTAAGAATTTTGCATTTAAAACTTTTAAATCAGTTACTCAAAAAGATAACTATTTAGTAGGAGCAAATATAAAATCTTCTACAATTAGTGTACAAGATCTTTTAGAACCTGGAGATACTTTTACAGGATTAACAAAAAGATATAATGATGTAGCTTCAGGACAAAACCCTCCTGCAGGTACTGATTTAGAACAAGCTTTTAATGCTGAATTTAATAAAGATAAACATTGGGATATAACTTGGCAATTAGCGGCTAACCAATATAAATACAAAGCTGATGGAATTACTTTAGGAGGACAAGGCCCTAACATTTCTTATGAATTTCATCTAGAGTCTATGACTGTTGATGTAGAAAATCAACCAGGTGTCCATAATATAGGAGGAAATATTAAATATGGAAATGTAGATAATCACGATTTAGATGACGGTTACGGAGTTCGTCCTAATCCTAGTTTTGCAAATAATGCATCTCCTAATATTTCAGGACTATTAAAAGGATATAAAAGAGGAGAAACTTATAGATTTGGTATTATATTTTATACATTAAAAGGAGAAGCTACTTATGTAGAATATATTGGAGATATTAAATTTCCAGATATATCAGAAAGAGATGGCGCAAATAATCAAAGTAACAGTCCCTACTTCCCACTAAGTACTGCAGGGACAGAATTAGCTGCTTCTGTAGGTCCTGTTACAATTGGATTTAATTTAGGAATTAAATTTACTATAGATTTTACTAGTTGTCCTAGTTTATTAAATGAAATAGAAAGTTACCAAATAGTAAGACTTCCAAGAACAGATGCAGATAAACGTAGATTATGTCAAGGAATTATTAATCCGCTAGCACATATACCTCCAGGTAGCACTGTGCCTAATGATTACGATTTTAGAATCGATGGTTCAGAAAATGTAGTACATCAAAATAATTACTATTTAGGACTTCCTCCAGCTGCAGGATTAGATTATTTAGAAAGAGATTCATTAAGACTTTTTGTAGATCAACAAGATGCAGGTACTGCTCCAGGAGTACCAGCCGCTATTAATCTCACAGTTAGAGCACAACATATTTCTTTTTATTCTCCTGAAATATCTTATGCTTCTGCTATAGGAACTAACATTACTGATATAGCTACTAACTTAGGAAATAATCCTTGTTTATTAATAACAGGATACTATTCTTTTGTAAATAATCCTGCTTCAGGAGGAACTCCTATAGATTACTATGAAGCAAGAACAACTACTACAGGATTAGATGCAGCAGCTTTAGGACCTAGAGTAACTCGAATATCAGACGTAAAACATAAAATCTTAAGAACTCTGCCTGTAACTTTTAACAGTATTGAAAATATTAAAAAGTTAAATAATTCTTCATACTTTGATATGAGAGATAGTACTAATGTTTATTTAAATACTAAAACAGCTTCTTGGGGTATAGCAAATAATGGAGGAACTCCTATGGGCAGTAGTCCTAGTTATATGAGAAATTATTATGCATATACTTCAGTAGATACTTTAAATAATCCTGATAATAGTCAAACAGTAATATCTAGAGCAGGAAGTAATATATCAGGATTAACTAAAGAATTTTTTAATGATCCTTTAAATCCTACTACTACATATCCTACTCCAGGAACAAATAGATCTCAAACAGATTATTTTCATATATTTGGAAATACTACTTATCCTGATATACCTAATAATTCTAGAATAAATACTTTAGATAAAGACGGCAATACAGGAATAATTAATACAAATAGAGCTCTTCCTATTGGAGACATAGTTATTCCTAAAAATGAAGTATACGGAGGAAATAGCGAATCTGCTTTAGAATCAAATAGTTTTATTCCTGCTTCTCCAGTTATAGATAAAACAAAATTAAATCCAATAGTATTTGGAGGAGATATATTTATATCAATGTCTCATATTCAAAAAGGAATGACCGAGTTTAATTCAGGATTTTATAATAATGGAGGAGGTAGAGATTACGACAGTCCTTTTACAAATACACTTTTATTAGTTACAGAAAGTACTATTAATACTAATCTTAGTCACGGAGCTAATACTACAACAGGTGTAGAATTTACTTGGAACAGCCAACAAAGTCCTTACTTTAGACAAGAAGATAATAATGATTTAAGTAACTATGCTAAGAAAAATCCAGGAGAAAATTATTTTAGATTTTATGCTTATAATAATGTTTTTTCTAAAGAAAACAAAGAAGTATTATTTTTTGTAAAACCTAATAATCTTACAGAGCTTTCATTAACAAATGATGTAAGAGCTTATTTATCTTCTGTAAAAACAAATGGAGAAACTATAGATTCTTGGACAAAGTTCGGAATCAATGATTTCTATGACGTAGATGACCATGGTCCTATAAATAAAATTATAAATTTTAAAGACAACGTTTATTTTATACAAGATCAAGCAACAGGAGTTTATGGTATTAATAGAGAAGCTGTTACTACAACAGATGACGGTGTTCCAACAGAGTTAGGTACTTCTAAAGGTTGGGGTAAGCATCAATATTATTCTAAAGAAAATGGATCTATACACCAGTGGGCGGTAGCTGTAACTGACAGAGGAATATATTTCTTTGACGCTATTCACAGAAAAATATTTCAACTAAGTGCCGCACAAACAGGAATGAGTAATGCTCCTTTATCAGAAGTAAAAGGAATGCATTCTTATTTACAAGAGTTAGGTCCTGGAGTATTTTTAAGAAAAGAAGATACAGGAGATAATCCTATAAAAAATAACGGAGCTCATATAGGAGTAGATGAAATTAACGATGAGATTATATTTACATTTTTATCTTCTAGTCCTAGATACACACCTAATGATAATTTTAAATCTATAGTATTTGATGAAGTAACAGGAACGTTTTCTACTAGATTATCTATCACTCCTAAGATATGGATCAATAATGGTAATACTTTATTAACTACAACATTAGACACGGGCGTGCGCGTGTGGGCCCACAACATAGGAAACTGGGGAGAGTTTTACGGGACTCAAACAGGATGTGAACTTACACTAGTTATTAATCCTAAAGCAGATATAAATAAAGTTCTTAGATTCTTAGAATTCA